GGAATCTAACAATTACTAAATCATCGTTCTTTTTAGTAAGTTGCAATTGCAAACCAGGAGCGGTTTGAACTGTCGACCTTTGAGTTGGAAAATAGATTGGACCTTTAAGTGATATATTATTTGCAGAAATACTATCAAAATTACTGGTCTGAACAATTGGTTTAGTACTTGTTACGCCAGTTCCTGAAGTTACAACAACATCAAAACAAACTTTTAAAACGCCAGATCCGTTGTTTATATCAACACGGTTGCTATTATTTGCGATTTCGGCTGATAAACTAACAGGATTATCGGTTTGAGTTAAGTCAATATTTGCATGAATGTAATTAACTGAATTTCCTTTCAAAGCTACTGTTGAGTTTAATAGTTCAAAATATCGACCACCAGCAATAATTGAAGTATTAGTGTATTGTACGTTTAGGGCTGTATTTAACGGACTTTCCCAGTCTTTGCGCCTAATTGTTCCATAGTCCATTCCAGTCAACATCATGTATAACTTTGCGTCATTATTAGAACCGACTGGAAACTCTGTTCCATTTGGACTGAAAAATGTGAAGTTGTTAATTGTCATTTTTAACCTTTCTCGAAATTATCTTCGCTTTATCTAAAACTGGGTTATCAGTAATTGATAGCTCTAACAATCTAAATTTTCTACCACCATACGGATAACCTCCAATTGATACAAATTGACCGGCCTCGTACAATAGCGTAGTTTCAATTCTAAGCGAGTTTTCACTATTATAATACACTTTACCAGCCAATGGTTCTAAGTGGTCTTTACGAAGCTCTCTGTACCCTGTAAAACTATCTATTCTATACTTGTCGCCATAAGTAGCTACATACTCATATAACATTCGGTTTGTCCCCACTTTCTACAAAGATAAGTCTATCATTGAACTCTGTTTTAGCTCTGTCTGCTATGTAACCTGAATATAGTTTACCCTCATACCAAACATCAACTAAGTCATTAACATATAAAGGCAAAAGTTCATTTTGGTTAAAGAATAATCTTGTGACGATTGTAGAGGGAGAAATTTCAGCCTTAATAGCAGACATATCTGGAGGGTTTCCGTGTTCATCTCTATCATAAAACAATGTTTTAACTGTTCTTACATCTGGCAAGTCTGTTCCGTCTCCGTGATAAGTGCTATAATCAATGACATCGCCGTTATTTTTTGCTGTGTACATTTTAGGAGGATCTTTATAATCGTCTGTATTTAAGCTTTTAACGAACACGACAGCAAAATTATGAGCTGAACGTTCTACTATTGTTTCCGTGTCCATTGCTACATTTTGTTTAATATCTACCCTTGTCGTGATTCTATTTCTATTCCAGTTCCTTGAAGCAAAGTTAATGAATAACAAGTTTCTAGGGTCTGCTTCAGATGAAGCGTGTTGAATAGTTGTAGTGGGTTGAAATTGAACCTTGGAAAATATCCTCTTAGCTACGTCATGAGCTGATGAAATTTCCGCTTTTCGGTTAATTGTAGCCTTCCCAGCGAAAATACTTGAATTAAAGAAATAACCATAACTCATTAACTCATTCTTATTAGGGTCAATCAAATAGTCAATGATAGCGGAGTTTGTCGTTTTAGTTATTGCGTTCGGAACATCTAGGCTTTCAATCATTGCCCAAAAATAGTTCTTTAATGTAGCTTTATTACTTTCGTCTACATCTGTTACAAGATAAACCATATCTAAGTTCAGCTTTTTCTTTTGACCTAGAGCCTCCTCGATTGGAACAACTTCAGGAAAAAGAATTTGAACAATATCGCCAACTTCTACTGAAATGGTCAATGTAGCAGATGAAGTATAAAGATAGCCTGTTTCCCACAATTCATAGTTAATGACTTGACATCTTGCTTTGGGTATTGGTAGACCTCTTTTTTCTTTTTTGCCATTAGGAAGGATAAAATCAGATATATTATAATAGTTCGGATTAAAGTTATCATATACATTGGCTTCTAACATTAAACGAAGTCCGCCTTTCTCTTGACTTTAAACTCTGCCTTACTTAAATTGATTAGCTCCATTTGACCTTTTTTAATTATACGAGTTCTGTATCGTTCGAAGTCCATTACAGGGAATAGATTCAATGGAGCTGTACCGTTCCAGCCTTGATAAATTTCATCATTTACATCTGTATTGATTAAAATATAGTTTTGCAACTGTTCCGTCTTAAATACAATTGCAGTATATTCATTTCCAATATCGTCTAAAAATCTAACTCCAGTAGGTGTTTTAGGAAGTTGCGGATATAATATCCCCATAAAACTAAATATTTCGTCTTTTAGATCCCAACGACTTAAACGGTCTATGTTTGTTTCTCCATAGTAAGTATATGCTTGATTTGCTATATAATTATATCCAAAATATTCACTTATATCAGCAGTTGTGAGTTCGGTAGCTGAGGGCATGTATGGAGTCAATTTGTTTTGTAATTCACTTTCACTCAGAAGCCAAGGAGTGGCAATTGAACCTTCTTCTACTTTAGGATATTTAAGATTAATTTCTGTTCCTACATTTTCAGAACGGATAAAGAATCGAGCGTCATTTGTGGTTATATTAGTCGCAGTATTTACAGTTAAAACATACTTAGTCCAAGTATTAGTTAAATTAACTGTTAATGTTGTTGGATTGGGGATTGTCCAATTATTATAAGCAATAATAGTATGCTCTCCAGTACCTTTAAGCCATACGCTAAATGTATATTGACTGTTAGGCTTTAGATCTACATTTATGAAGTTGGGAGAAACCGAACTGTCTCGTATCAAGTAAGCGTTAAACCAGTCTTGGGGCCAGTCTCCACCTTCATACCTTGGCCTTACAAAATGCAAATATGTGTCGTTACCCTCTTTAACAATTGTACTATCAGGAGAAGTTATACTTGTAGTAACTAAGGCTTCTGGAACATTTTTATTTCTAAAATCTTTACTGTCAGTCAACAAATTAAAATTAGGATAAACAGTAGTGAAACCGTCAGTGATAGGCATAACTTCTTCCCACTTATGCCCAGCAGTCCATACAGCACCGCTACCATGTACATTATATTGTGCATAAATAGTATCGCCCTTTTTTAAAGCTACCACAAAAGAATCTCTCAACCAATCAAAGTTGTTACCAATCGACTTACTAGGTATGACTTCGCCAGATACATTGTTTAAAGTAACATGCCTACGTATATCTGCCGAATCTCCTGAACCTTTAACATAAGCGGAAAATGCGTAAACACCGTCCTTTGGTGCTATAAATGGCTTAGTAATTCCGGGACCTTCGCTTTTTTTAACGGTTAAGCCTTTATATGTTCCGTCGTTTTCAGAGCGATCTGAAAGCCACCAATCTCCACTAAAATCTTTAGTACCGTCCAATAAATTCAAATTAGGTAAATTCAAAGAAGGACTTGCTTTTAGTCTATTATAGTTTTGTAAAGCTGTTTCGCTCCCTTTATATCCACCATAAATTTTAGACTTACCAGCGATAACTTTACCGTTTTGTATTTTTTCAAAAGTTAAATTTTCGTAAGTGTACCACTTTGTAATTATATCAAAAGTTATCTTTTCGCTGAAAGTTCCGTTCTTACCGTAACCCTCTGTCTTTGTGACATCTGCTAAAGCTAAATCAGCATATACCTGAAAAATTTCTGTTTGATATTCAAGTGTAACGAATTTTTTGCTAATAATATCGTTTACGAAGTCTTTCATTAATTGATAGTTTTCTTCTAAACTTTCTCCAAACGTTTCTAACTTGAATTCTATTTGAGGTTGATTGATTGAGCGTGTTCCCATTACTCCGATACCATTAGTTTGCCAAATATTATTAGTTGATTGTAACCCCAAATTAGAGGGCTGGTAAAATCTAACTTTTCCATTTGTGACGTCCCAAACTTTATCATCTGTTCCGTCTAAGTTGGTATGTATTTTATACTGTCTTACCATTAAGCCCTCCCTAGTTCAAATTCTCGTCTGATTGCACGTGCTAAGTTAGAAACATCTTGACCAGCACTGCCTTGTACGTTAAATGTGTTATATGTTCTATTATCGCTTGATACGCTGTTAGTGCTTAAACCGTAACCGCTAGAAGATAAGTTGATATCTGTTAAACCCACTACCATAGAACCTTTGAATAGTCCGCCTAGTTTTCCAGCGATACCATTAATAGCTCCTGATATAGTGTTAATTGTATCTGTTACACCACCTAGAGCACCGTCTATTGTGTTCTTGATTCCTCCAAATATGTCGCTAAAGAAGCCACCAATTCCATTAAATACATCTGTTATTGCATTATAAGCATTAGAAGCAAACCCACCAAAAGCGTTAAATACTCCACTAACTGCGTCTTTTGCACCGTTGAAAGCTCCACTAAAGAAATTGCCTACTCCGTTAAACACACCTGAAATCCTTGACCATGCGTTAGAAGCAAAGCCACCAAGAGAACTGAATACTCCACTTACTACACCACGAACAGCGTTGAATATGCCACTAAAGAAACCAGCTGCTGCACTCCATATTGAGCGAACTACTACCCAAGCACTAGAAGCAAAACTTCCGATTGCGCTAAATACTGACGACACGATACCTCTTACAGCGTTGAATATTCCACCAAAGAAACCTGTAACTCCTGCCCATGCTGTTTGAATTCCAGTAACAACAGTTGTCCATAAGGTAGTAAAGAATGTTATTATTCCGCCCCAAATATTTTGGATACCTTGTACAATTCCGCTGAACCAATCAACTAAACCTTGCCAGATACCTTTTGCTCCGTCAACTACTCCGTTCCATATATCAGCGAACCATTGACCAATACCGCTAAAGAATGAAACTATACCGTCCCATGCACTCTTTAAGAAGTCTACAAAACTAGCCCAAGCCTTTTTACCTGTTTCGGTTTGAGTGAAGAAATAAACTAAACTAGCAACAATAGCTGCGATAGCTATACCAAGAGCCACGAATGGATTTATAGCCATTATAGCATTGAAAGCACCTTGTATAATTGAGCCAGCTTCAACAATCTTATTATATATCTCGAAAGCCTTAATGATTCCATTAATAACTTTCATGGCAACGAAAGCGCCAGCTAAAGCAACTAAAGCTACCTTTATATTATCCATTGCGCTTTTACTTTCACTAATTTTTTTAAGAAAATCAGCTATTTTTTTCGTAACTTCTGAAATTTTACTAGCAAATACAGCTATGCTCTTTGCTACGTTATCTATACTTGTTGCATTTTTTGTTGTTTCTGTATTTATTCCAAGAAATGAATTTATGACGTTCCCTATAATAGAAACTATGGAATCAAATGCACTTTTTATGTTATCCCAAGACTCCAAAAACGCTAAAGTGGCTGAATTTTCTTGCAGTTTTTGAAACAAGTCTTGGAAATACTTAACTACATTTGATACAGCTTTACCAGCACTTTCGCCCCAGTCAGACATTTTGTCTATTAAGTCGCTAATGATAGGTGTTAAAGCGTTCAAAGTAGGCACTAAAGCAATTGACATTGTTTCGTTGAAGCTATCCCACGCGTCCCCAATAGTTTTGACTCCGCCTCCAGAACCTTTAGCCAT